TAACGACGGCCCACATAAGCAGGATCGTCTTGAGCCATTGCCATTCTGTCAGGTGCCAAAGTCTCATTTCTTGAACTCCCGCCAAAGTTCAATAGCCTTATCCGGCGTGAGATTAACCACCCATCGCATGATGCCCTCGCCTGTAAGCGTGAGCATGGCGGCAACAATGATTTTATACCCCTCTCCCCACCCGAGTACAGCAAGCGTCGGGTCAGTGAAAACATAAGGGCAAAACACGGCAAACGCGCCGGTCAGTGCCGCACCCCATTTTGATCGCTGTTTTGACTGCGAGGTCCAGACCTTGAATGCCGCAGCACCTATGACCGCAATCCAGAATCTATGATCTTGGCCACCAAGTATCATGCGCTCAACTTTCTGTTTGTCACGGTTAACTAGAACGGCGCGTTGGTTACAAGCTTTGATCCTACCCCACCGACGAGGATGCAAGCCTTTCCAGTTGGTGCTACGCGCACAGCCGTCCATTCCAGTGTTTTTGGGCTAGAGAAAATAACGTATTTGTCTCCCTTATGCGGTCCTTCACCATACCAGATGATGGATTGCCCCGCCTTTTCTTTCACTGCCTTGGTGAAGGCAATGAAGTCAGGAACGCAAACAGCAGCGCCTGCCATCGATGGGATTAGAGCGAGAATGATTGCGGCGAGTTTCATCATGTTACTTCTCCACACCACGAACTACGATGTCTGGCCGGCCAGGGGGCGTCTCAATGATAACGGTCTGGCTTGCCGGAATAAGCTTGTCGATCGCGTTAGCGGCAACCTGGGCCTTGTCTGAATTTGACTTGGTAACCGCCGCGTAGACCGGCATGAGGATGGCTACGAGGCCAGCGCTAGCGGTCAGCAACTCTGGAACTTGCGCAGTGATCATGCGAACCTTTTCGATGATGCCCGCAACCTGCTCAGGTGTAAGCCAGCCAAGGATGCTAACGATGGTGAGGATGGAGGACGCGATTGCGATGGAATAACGGATGGCCACACCGATCGATGTTGCTGTGGTCAGGGGATTGGTCATGGCGGTATCCTTTCAATCTTTGAGTTTAGCGAGCGTCATCGGTCCTGCGATGCCGTCTGCCTTGAGGTTTTGCGTTTTTTGAAATGCGATTACAGCCGCTTCTGTGCCGAAGCCGAATACCCCATCAGCAGCGCCAGGCTTGAACCCAAATCGAATGAGATTGCGCTGGAGGTTAGCGACAGACTCGCCGCGTTCGCCTCTCTTAAGGATGCCATCTGACATTGCCTGATCTTCCGGCATTGATACTCTGCCGCCAGACGCATAGATGCCCTGCGATAGAAGCCGCGCCTCGTCTGCCCTACGGGTCACGAGACCAGCTAAACGCTTTCCAGAGGCCGTTGTGGCGGTGGTGCGGAGCCTTTCAGCAGAAGCGTCATAGTCGCCATTCTTGGCAAGCTGCGCCCATGTCCAGTCGAGCGACTTTGCGCCGCAATTGAAAACCATCGAGAGCATCGCATCAAAGACATTCTGTGGAACGGTTTTGCCTAGGAACTTGTTGACAGATGCCCCGTACTCTTCGTCTGCAAGGTAAATCAGCGCTTGGTCGGCTTCTGTCTTTGTCATCGTTGCTCCGGGTCCGAACGTGACGCCGGCACGATTAGCAGCCCACCATTTCTTGAACGAGCTTGATCGCATCGTGAAGCCGACACCCAAAGTTAAAATCCCGATTGGGTCTTTGTAAACGTGGTCTACAAACCCTTCATGCAGCCGAATGTCGGCCGCCCCTTGAGAGGACAGTTTCATTGCTTTCTCCTTGAAAAGAAAAAGGCCCCCGGAAAGAGGCCTTGCGATCATTTGATGTTGATTGGCGTCAGTCCAAGTAGAGCGACTTCGGCCTGTCGCCTTTCGAGTGGCGATCTTCCGCCAGTTCGTTCCAATCGGCGATTGCTTTCCTCCAGTCTGGATTCGGCCCGCTTTGGCGTGGGCCGGCGTGATCGCAACTGTAGCAAATCACGACGTCATTGAAAATTCCACCTGTTGGGCTCCCGCATTCTGGGCACAGAGAGACGACGCCTGTCATTACGTCTCAGAGGATGGTAGGTACTTTCAATCTAAAATGCACGCTCTAAACTCGTCTGGAAAACCGATGCGACTGTTTCTGATTTCACGCTTCAACATTTACATTAAACATTTCCGGGAAATGGCCAGCGTAACTGATGACCAATTCGCGAAGTGGTGCGCCAATCGGGTTGATCTATTTGAGAAGTATACGCTCCCGTCAGTTCTTAACCAGAGTTTCCCCCACTTCAAATGGATCATTGGGTTCGACACAGTGATAACCGACGAGGTCGCCGAGCTACTCGAAAGGCTGAAGTCGCATCCGAGAATTGTGCCGATCATCTCCAATAATCGGCCAGGGGAAGGCAAAGGGTTCATGTTGGAAATGATCGCTAAGATTCTCGAAATTGGCGGCACCGAAGAGAATGTGCTGACCTGCCGACTGGACACCGACGATTTGATCCATCGAGACTATGTCTCCGCAATGCACACCGCCGGAAGGTCGGCGGAAAATAACAACGCCGTTCCATCTGTCCTGGAATTTCCATACGGTGCGCAAGCGCACAATGGCAAGCTTTTCGCCTACGTGTATCTGAATAATCCATTTCTTGGCGTCGTCGAGCGCCCCTCGAACGAGATGAAGACAGCATTTGGGTTTGCCCACCACGAAGCTCCGAAGGTCTTTTCCGTCAGGGAAACTGCGACGGCGCAACCAATGTGGGCTCAGATGATACATGGCAGCAACGCTGCAAACCAAATGAAAACTGGCCTTGAGGAACTAAACGCTTCAGCCGACCTGCGAGCCGCATTTGGACTTTGAGCGAGGCAGGTTATGACGTTGCCAAGCGTGCACTGCGCTTTCACCACTAAGTCGGTAGCGCCGGACTGCGATGCTGTGCGATATTGGGCGCCATGTCACCTGGCAGGGGGGTATTTTTGTCGGAAAGCCAAATGAAGTGGAGCCTTTTCTCAATCATGCCCCAACGTCCTGTATGACTTCAGCCTTGCTCATCACACGGAAGACCGCAATCAACCTAGCAACGGCTTCTGACGCTATGATGGGATCATCTACGGTGGCAACCACGAATTCTTCCCCACCAAAGACTGCGGAACACCATGCATCTCTGATAACCGTTGTTCCCGCCTGAGTTTGAATGTCGTTAAGAACCAAGCCCGGCACGTATTCCTCTATGATTGCGTTCGCAGAATGCAGGGATGAAGTGAAAGGCAGGTCCATCCTGCCGCCCGTCAAGGTCACGCTGATCAGACGATCAAGCGACTTATCTGGTGCTTCGCATGCTTCTAGTTGTCTTAAGATTTCAGAATATCTGACCATCTTGCCTCCACCCGACCTCATATAGAGGCAAGATGCCGGCGAGGCAACTATTCCATATGAGGTTCATGAAGGTGGGTTACTCAATCGTCAAATCCAAAAGTTCCGCCGTGATCGTGTCGGCAATATTTCCGAGTTGACCTGTGATCGAAATGGGTAAGTCCGTTCCAAGTGATGTAGTCAGAGAAAAGCACCCAGATCCCGAAGTCCCTCCGACCTCAAAGGCACTATAAAGGACATCGACCCTAGTGCTTGCTTGCCTCAAGATAGTGAAGTTAACCCCCCACCTCTGAGTCTCACCTGCCGCCTGGCTTGAGATTACTGCGCCTGACCCACCCACATTCAATCTTATTGTCTTTGTTCCGTTAGTACCAGTGACTGTTCCAACAGCTTTTCCTCTAAAAATTGCCCTTGGAGGCAACTCCCGAGCAATAATTGTCCTATCCATTAGCGAGGTGTCCGTCAATGTACCAGTGACAGATACGGATGTGTTATTACGATACTTACCAGAGCACCCATCATATGGCTCTATGTCAATTTCCCCACCGGTAGCAGTAGCAGAAACGTATGTACTACCAAGCAGATTGTCTTTTATTATATTCGTTCTCGTAATACGTACTGACCCACCTGGAGCGCCGAGGAAATAGATACCATATTCCTGCGTTGCGGTTCCTTGATCATCGTAAATATTACAAGAGTCGATGATAACCTCAGATGGATCTTGTGATCCCTCCCCAAAAAAGATGCCGTCCCGTCCTACGGTATTAGCTCGTGTCTGATTCAGCTGGTTGTTGTTCACGATATCCATCCCGATGATTCGGGCCTTATCGATCCCGTTCACGAGCGTGATACCGCATTGGCCATTATTAGCCGACTGACCACCGATCCACGTAATGCGGTCTGTCTGCCCCTGATTTCGAAAACCGTCACCGGTGTTGCCATAGGCAACACAGCCGTAATAATAAGCGTCCTTCACCTCTGGTGTTGTGAAGCCGGTTTCAAACCCAGACCCATTCAGATACGAATAGCAATAGAACATCTTCCCTTGGGTCTTCATGCCGTTGAGATAATTTCCAGTGCCGTAGCAGCTAATCCAAGACGTAGAGTAGTCCCCGCCATTGATCCCGCTACCACCAGCACCTCCAGCGGATATATGCGCTGCGGAACCGCTATTCTCCACGCGAAGATTTTTGATGACGGAATCAATGCCGCATCGGTCTGCCGGATCACCGCCAGCCGAGAGCATAAATCCGTGATCAACTGAGTTGCGGACTGTCATGTCCTCTACGCTAATTCGTTCACAGTTCCCCAGGAGATAAAACCCGCGATAGTTATGACCGCTGCCTAGGCCCTGATTTGCTTTGTTGGCATCAAGGATTATGTTTCGCAGATACACATCATTGATTGTTGAATGAGCGAGAAGATGGTTGTTCGCGCCATCCGCAAGTTTAAGAATGCTCTCAGACCAGCTCTCACCTATGATGCATATGCCTTCGCGCAGGTTCCCCGCCGATACGTCCGCGCCCTCAAGGATAAAAGTTCCTCGCGGGACGATGATTGTCTCACCACTGTCAACGGCATTCTGCCAAACAAGGGTCCAGTCATTCCCGGTTGCTGGGGAGCCAAAATTTTTCAGGCTGACGCCCCCACCGATGTAGGAGCGCTTTATTGCGCCTTCGTCATTCACACCAATCAGAGATGCAATGCCAGTCGTGGTGAAAGGCTTGGCAGCAAGAGCAACAGGTGTTCCGGTGAATGTAACCATGTTACCACTCCCTCACGATGAGAAGGCCGATGCTGCCAGCACCACCCGCATAATTTGTCGCGCCTTCGTAGGCTTGAGCGCCGGAACCACCCGCGCCATATCCATTCCCAGACTGTCCTGCAGACGAACTTGGACCGGTCAAACAACCGCCAGATCCAAGCCCGCTAGAGCCGCCCTTGCCCGAGAGCATGAAGAACTGCGCACGGTCTGTTTTGCCCTGATCACCAATCGATGAGAAACCGTACAGTGTGCCGGTCACAGACGCCCTCAGACCGCCATAGCCGTCCGCGCCTGTAGAGATCGCTGTGCGGCCTTCACCGCCCTTGCCACCGCCCCATGTGAAGGAATTCGTGCCATCGGTCCAAGTCGTGTCACCGCCATCCCCACCGTTGCCGCCAGCTAGGCCGACACCAGCCGCACCAGCCGCACCGACAACGATTGTTCCGGTGAGAATTGCGCCTCTGGACAGGACACGGCTGCGACCGTAAAAGCCGCTCGATCCACCGCCAGCCGCCGCATAGTTTCCAGCGCCCTGACCATCGACGCCACCACCGCCACCACCGCCACCAACCGCCTCGATCTGGAAGTAGGTTGAGGCAGTGTTGAACGTGTGTGTTCCGCTTGCTGTGTGAATTGTCTCGATGCACGCGCCCTGCCTAAACAGAGCCGCCGCGTCGAGTGTGTAGATCGTGCCTGTCGGGACGTTCTCTGCCGAAATCTCGACTACCTTTGTGGTGTCGGTGACATTGCGCAGAGCGAATGTATCATCCAGTGCCGTTCCAGCATTCATGTCGGCCAAAGCCTTCATGAGCTGTTGAAATGCAGGCCGGATGTTTCGCGCCGTGTCGTTGCCAGCAATGCCGACCCCGTTGATATCCAGATTGGATGTCGCGGTTTGCGAGTATTCGGAAATTCTCGTTTTTGCCATGAAATATCTCCACCCGCCATGTCATGACGAGAGTTGAGCCGTTGCTGATGTGTTTGGTTGTTTAGAGCGAGCCGCCGCCGCCACCGCCGCCAGGTGCACCGCCAGGAGTGCGCCCGCCGATGTCCGCACCGAAATAGCCGGCATGTGTGTTGTTCGGCCCAAAGGACGTTGTTACGCCTGATGGTCCCGTTACAGCCGTCCAGCCACCACCGAGGCTAGTTACGGTGCCATTATTGTTCGTATACGCCTGCGTACCCATCGGAGCGCCGCCCCAGACAGACGATGTATTTGCCAGACCGGAGCCGATGTTGTTGATGCTCATCGGCCCACCGAGAAGGCCGGTCAGACCGCCATTGTTAGCCACCTGAGAGCCGAGAAGTCCGCCAAGCAACCCACCGACTGGACCAAGCGTCAACCCGCCCAGAAGGCCACCTATGGCCGTTTCCTTGTTCATCAGGCCGGAGAACAAGCCCTTCTTTGCGTTCCCGCTAATGCCTGTTGCCGATGGTGCGGTTGCAGTCACTTGCTGTTGGGTAACTGCTGGCGTATTTACCGGGCCGTCGATCGTCGGGGTTGTTGCTGTGACAGTTGGGTTTGCCGCAATCGTCGGCTGGTCTGGCACCGAAATCGTGCTGATGTTCGGCATTGATACAGCCGGGTCTTGCGCGATATTAATGGTGCTAGGCGCAACTTCTGGCGTGGCAACGTCGAGAGATGTTGCGTCTGGCGGCGTGAGTGTCTTGTACTGGTTTGCAAGCCCCGCAAGCGAAGGCTGAGACAGAATCCCCATCGACGTGACCGAAGATGTCAAGGTCGGATCGACATTGGCGAGTTGCGTTCCAGACAGGAGAGAAGGTGTCACGGCCATAGTCTGAGGCGCTGCCACTGCTGGAGCGCTGAGAAGCCCCGTTGCGAGCGGACCAGCTGCGGCCATGTCGCCAAAATTGTTTTGTGTCGGCATCGATACGCTAGGCGTGACAGCCGGCGCGGCGAATGATGGCGTCTGCTGCGCCTGCATATCAGCGAGATTTTTCTGTGCCTGCGCTGCAATCTCTTGGAAGCCGGGAGATGTAATGCCGGTTGCGGCTTGAGGTGACGCAACGGCAGACGCTTGCAGGTTCGGCGCGGCACCGAGTAGACCGGCCGCAGTTGCATTTACGGATGGGACTGCCTTTGCGCTTGCCGCGAGATCCTGCCCACCAAGCAGGCCAGTTGCGGATACATCCATAGGAGCGGATATAGGTCCAGCCGCTGCCAGTTCTGAGAAGCTGTTTGCGGCCGGTGCCTGTTCGATGTTCGGAGCAAACAAAGCAGCCGACATCGGAACGCTTGCCGCCGCCGAAAGAGCCGGATTTCCTAGAAGCCCGCCTTGAGCTGCAACAGACATCGGCGCGGATACGGGGCCAGCCGCCGCAAGGGCGCTGAAATTATCGGTGTTCGCAACGTTCGGAGTATTGATTGCCTGCTGGATAGACGCATTCAGCGCAGCGTTTGCCGTGTCAAGTTGGCTTGGAGCCGCAAGCCTGCCAGGATCTGCGGTCTGCACAACACTGCCGTTGAGCCTGTCTGTCGTCGGCGCTGCACCGGCATAATCATTCTGTGCCAATAGTCCAGTGGCGAAGTTTGACTGGTTTGCGGCGGATGGCGCGGGTGCCTGAGATGCCGCATATTGCGTGTCCGACACCTCGCCGGGAAATGCGCCGGCCATGAGACCATTTTGGCCGAATGCCGGATCTTGCGGGCCTGACAGAATGCCACTGACCGGCGTAGACTGCACGACATTCGACGGGACATCAGACGCGGATGTAATGGTGTTACGCAGGCCGTTGGCTTCGTATGGGCCTGTCATTGCCTGCTGCGTTGGATCTGGAGCGCTAATCAGCCCCATTGGACCGGCTGCGGCGACATCACCAAAGCTATCCTGTGGAGCGGTCGGGGAAAGAAGACCAGCGAATGTCTGAGGCGTTCCAGTCAGAAGTCCGTTGGCACCAAATGCCGGATCTGCTGCAACCGCCGGCATTGCCTGAGATGTAACCGCTGTGTCAGCCGCAACGCCAGCCAGCCCACCGAGAGAGTTAACCCCATTGATCAGCCCATTGGCTTCATATGGCCGCGTGAGCGCAGACTGCAAAGGGTCTTGGCTGGCGAGTTGTGGAGCGTTCTCGGGGTTGACCTTTTTGTACCCTTGTGCGGTCTCAATATTACGAAACTGAGGATCGCTTTTATAGATGTGCCCCGTTGTTTCCGTCTCGTAGTCTAGCCCTTTTGGAAGATTGTCTACGGTTTCCGGTGTGGCGTAGAACGTTGCCTTGTGCACTGGCCCGTTCTCTTCGACATAGCGCATGGCCTGTTCTGCCATGTCAGTGAGCGCTTGAGTGCCGGCAGGCATTGGGTTATTGTAAGCGTTGAATTCCTTGGTAAGGCCCACAACGTCTTCTGCTGTTACGCCCATCATCGCCGCTCTGTTGGCAATAACACTGGCGATGCCAACCATGTCAGCCCAACGCTCTGCGTAGGTTCCTGAAACGGCTTCGGCGGCGATTACCTGAGGCACGCTTATAGCTTTTACCATTTTGTGCCCTTGGAGAGGTTCATGAAAACCATATTAGCAGCCCTGCTTTTCAGCGCAGCGTTCACGCTAAGCGCAAGTGCGTGTGATCGGTACGTTGCTCGTGATTATTCAACAGTCCGCATGGAAGAGAGCGAGAAGGCATTTACGGTCTCCTGGGGGCGGTATGCGGAGACTTATCCCAAAGCGATTTCCAAGAATTTCGGCGTCCTCATGGAGTCCGCTGCATTTCTGAGTGATCCAAAAGCAGACACCCACTACATCACCCGAGATAAGCTAACGGGTGATGTGATTTTTGATTCCATCGTGTTTATTCCGGCGTGCGACTAGAGCGCGTTGCCTTGCAGATAGGCGTCGTTAAACATCTGACTTTCAGTGCGGGGCTGCTGCTGGCCTACGTCTTCCCCGACGCCTACATTGTCGTTTTGATCTGCTGCTGCCTGCTTCTGAAGCATGAGCTTAGCCGCTAGACTGCCCGCCATACCGGGTTTCCCAACGTCGTTTGCAACGATCAACGCAAGCTCTTGAGCCTTCCTGCCGAGAAATGCTGTTGAGGATTTCCCAGGCGCTCTAGCAGCCATCTCGTAAGCCTTGGAGTAATCTGCCAACACCTTAACGCGGGCTGGTTTTGATAGATACCAAGACAACCCACGGCCTGTAAGGGCCGTCGTCGCAGTTACAGCTAGAGTGGTTGGCTCAAACAACCCAGCTATTAGGCCCGTAGCTCCAGCACCGGTTAACGCCATTGCGCCAGACTGCGACGGGTTGGCGTATTGCTGCAATTTCTGAAATCGCCCGGATACCAGCGCAATGTCATTCAGAGCCTTGCGTGACTGCTCATCAAACAATATTTTCTTGCCCGTTGGGGACATCTTATTCCATGCCGTGGTAAACTTCGCTGGAGAGAAGTCGGCATCCCCGCCGCTTAGTCTTGAAATAGCCGCCGATGAAAGTTCGTTCCACGAATCTTTGCTGACCTTTGATTTCATCAGCATCAAATCTTTAACGTTGGCGCGACCAGTATTCCCGGCCATAGCGATGAGGTTTGACGCAATATTCTCGTCTGACCCCGTTCCCATGACCTTCTTGATCGCAGCCTTGTCACGAGCAAATATAGCAGCTCTGTTGTTGGCCTCATTGAAAAGCTTAAGACCTTCGTCGCCGCCTGCTGCTTTCACAGAATTTTTCAAATCTGTGGACAAAGCCGCATACAGAGCATTCATGTCCTCTTCTGATACTTTCAGGTTTGAGAGTTCTTTTCTCAATGGATCTGCCAGCATATTGCCAACGCGGGTTCTCAGCCCCTTGATATCTTCATAAGCCATAGGCGATTGCACAGCATCGGCGACGAAATCAGCGGCGCGGTTTGCGCCAATGCGCTGGCGGGCATCCCGCGCTGTCAGTTCGGATGCAATTTTTGCCGTGGCGGATAGAGGGGTAGTAACATCAGGGTTCACTACCTTCTTTAGCTCGCCGTACAGAGCGGAAACGTTCGCAGGTTCCTCGATTTTGGCAAAATCACTAATTGAGCGGCTAATCTTGTTTCCTGCAACGGCCATGTCGCCCGTTCCCAGGCTAGTCTGCGTTGCTGTCGCTGCATCATCAAGCTGGTTCATGGCATTCCGAGATGCCGTCTTGATCGGTGTGCCGACGATAGGAAGTTCAGAGAGTTTCTTGCCAATATTTTGAACGCTTGAACTTTCGCTTATGGCCGCACGCGGCATATCAACACCAAGCCGACCAGAAGCCTGCAAAAGCTGGTTGCGCTCTGAGTTCAACGCTTTGTCGGCCATTTCAGGCGTCGTCTTGCGCATAAGCCGCGCCGAAACGGATTCAAGCGCGTCGTTTGCTGTCGTTACCCCTGCATTCTTGGCAATTTCTTTCCCTGTGCCAGAAGCGATCGACGTTGGCGATACCCACGATGCAAGGTTAAACCCTTCTGCGATAGCTTGCGGGGATGTGTTGCCCTTCTCGTCCGTCATCGGCAGATCGCCAGCCATAGCGCGGCCCGGTGCAGTTACCGCCGCCGCGCCGCTGTCAAGGATACCCTGCAACATGGTAGGCATTGCCCAAGAGCGTTCCCCCGTATCAAGGTTGCGTTCCATTGGCAGGATTGTTCCGCGATATGTCCCCTTGCTTTCGTCCGGTTTTGCCAGTTCAGGGGTTTTAGGCACAATCTTCATCGCCCGCACGATCTCTTCGACGGTCGCGTTCTTTTGCTCGGTAGACAGCGATGAAAAGCTGTCATCAACCCGGATCTTGCGGCCTTCGATATTGAGAATTGGCATTATGGTTCCTCGCTCCAAGTCACGCCGCTTGATGTGCGGTTGGGAGTGTTGGCCGTCGATGCGCTAGGGTCTGCATTCTCAACACCGCCCATAGCCCTCGCCTTTTCAACGCCACGGTCAATGATCGTTTCAAGGTCTTTCAATGCTGTGTCGAATGCCTCTTCCGATTGCGCCGTGTCCAGACGTGCAATAGCGTCCCTTGCGGTCTGGCCTTCCTGATTGGAAAGCGCACCAAAACCCTGCATTTGCTGGATAGCCTGCAAGAATGCCTGACCACCAAGTTGATCAACTTTCTTCTGAAAGTCGTAGCCGCCTGTTGCTGGAATTGAATTGGCGATCGATGTGAAGCCAGTACCACGCGCTCGATACGGGTCATCCTTCACACTCTTAATCATTTCCTTCATGGTGCTGGCGGTGGATTCGACAGCCGGGATCGACGCCTTGATTTCACCCTGTACCTTGCCAGAAGCATTTGCCGCCGCCGCCCCTGCGACATCCTTTGGATAGCTCTTGATCATATCACCAGTGCGGTTATCTCGCACGCCGATGGATGTCCCGAGATCAACATTCGAAACACCCGGCAGAGGCTCAAGACCTGGCGGGGTGTCAAGAAGTTTAAGGGTTCCGTCTTTGCCTGGAACAGCTAGGCGCAACTGTTTTGTTTTCGGGTCTTTCATCCAAATCGGCTGCAACCCGTATTCTGTCTTTGACCCCGCCATGTCGGCCGGTGGCTGAATCCACTGCTTGGAGTTCTTGTCAAAGATCAACCCGTTAACGCTGATGTAGTCTGGCTGTTTGGCCTTCGCCGCCTCTGCTACTGCTTCCTGCTGCTTTTTCAGAAATGTACCATAGGCATCGGATGGCGTCATAATCCCCGACTGCACGGCTTGCGCAAGCTCCGGTGCCTGTGCCTGCAACATCTGGACTGTCTGATTGATCTTATCAGATTCAGCCTGCTTGAGCGCCATCTGGTCGCGATGCGCAGTCAATCCGAGGTTTGCGTTTCCAAGCTGCTGCTGCCAAGAGTTACCCGTAGTAAGGCCCTGCCCTAGAGCGCCAAGAGCATCGAAGAACTGCTTACGCTTGTTTGGATCTTCAAACATGGCTTAAACCTTCTGTGCGAGGCGCTGGCGGATCATGGCAAGCATCTGTGGTGTCAACTGCTGGCCAGAGAGCGCCGACAGTGCGTTTTGCTGTGCCTGCATCTGGTTTGGCTGCATGACACCGACTGCCCTTGTGTGGTCGCCATCATAGAACGGCTCGTGATACATGCCGTCTTCGTCAAGGTTGTTGTCTGGACCCTTGCGGGTTTTAACCTTTTCCTCGTCAACAGCATCCTCGCCGCCATAGACAAAATTGGGAATATTCATTGGCGAATAGACCTGCCCGAGCTGCTTTTTGATGTTACCTACACCACCGCCGAAGCCGTTGTTAAGCTGCTGCGCCAACAGGCCCTGACCACCCGGCATGAAGGCAGAAAGGATACCGCCCTGCCCGCCGACGCCTTCGTTCTTCTTGTTGTTGTGGAAACCCCTGTGGATCATCTCCCGGTCATCAGAGCGCATTGGTTTTTTCATGTTCGTTCCTTACAGCATCGAGAAGATGGAATTGAGCGAACTTAGACCGCTTCCAACGCCGCCAATGGTTGACAGGAATGGATTTGGACCCGGTGCCGTGGTTGTCGTTGTGTTATAATTGCCGGTTCCAGATCCGATCGACTGGAGTTTTTGCAACTGCGTCCAAGGCAGGTTCGCAACACGCTGCTGATCGTCCAGTTGCCGGCGCATCAGATCCTCATCCATTGATCCGACGCCCATCATGTCAGTGTATGGAGATTTCATGCCCTGATAGGCTGCTGTCATGTTGCCCTGACCAGCCTGCGCCGCATTGAACAGGCCAGAACTAAGGCCCTGCCTGTTTGCAACACCCTGCTGACCGAGGCCGGCCATGCCTTGCGCAAGACCCTGCATGTTGCCGAGGCCCATCTGAGAGAGGTTTGCAAGGCTAGAATTGGCGGAATCACGGCGAGACAGCCAGTTGTTGAAATCGTTCATGTCCATATTGGACGTGACCTTGCCAATTTCACGCGCCTGCACGCCCTCATGAACGCCGGAGCCATACCGCCCAGCCGCCGCCGCATTGAGGTTGACTGCGTTCTGGGTGTCGTCAATCAGGTTCTGTCGAACGTCCTGATAACCGGGGTTGGCATTCGCGTTGTATTTGCTGTTTGCAAGCTGCGAATAGTTGCTCATCACATCGTCTTGAGCATTCGTCAGGCCGTTAGAACCGAGGCGATTCAGCTGCTTGCCGTAGACGCCCAAGGCCCGATCACCAGCATCGGACAGACCATTCTTGCCGAGCTGCCCAAGCTGGCGGGTCATGTTGTCCATTGCGGAATTCTGGCGGTCGCTGAAACCACCGTTATTGATGATCCCTTGAAGGTTCGCGTTCAGGCCGTTCTTGCCATTCGCGTTGCGGCTGGCAATGCCCATAATTCCATCCTGCGCCTTCATGGTCTGGTTTGACCACGGCACCACCATCGACGTGGTATTTGCGCCGACACCGCCCTTATAAGCCCTCAAGGCGTCGGTAATGGTCGTATTGATGAGCGGCTGTAGCTCTTTATAAGGCTGGTTGACCTGTTTGGTCTCTTGCGTGCTGCTGCCCATGTTTAAACCTCCACCGTATAGGTGTGTCTGATCGTTCGGAGTGTCGGGAGATGTTTTTTCAGTCGTGGGCCTAAGCCAATTCTTGCCGTGGCCATGAGCGTCTTTGCGCCGCCGGCTTTGGCGATGAACGACGCAGCATCAAACAGCGCCGGTATCCAATCGCTTGATCCTCTCCCGACCAGCACCAGACAGACAAAATTCTGCCCCTCGAATTGCCAGACTGACGCGGCCCTGATTACAGACCCATCATGAACAGCGAGAAGAAACGCCTTGCCGCTCCTGCACATGGTCCACAGATCGCCGGCCGTCAGGTATGAAGGTGTCTTCTCCAGACACCGCACGATGTCATCGGCAATCATAGGCCAGATGGCGTCTACTTCGGCCACAGCGACCGCCTGAGCGCAAATCTCTGCCTTTTGGGCCAACGGTGCGGTATTCACCGCGCAAAGCCCAGGTTAGGCGTTGCAGACGTTTGCGGCATGGTATCGATCGTTACCGCGATGACACTCAATCGATCGGCGGCACTTGCCTTGACCTTGATCGAATCCCCGATCTTCATCTGAACCAAATGGTCCTTGATGTAGTAGGATGCATTGGCCGCAATTGGACGGGCATTTTCGAGATAGTAATCATTTGTCCCATCGTTATAGACGAGGGTGAAATCCGCTCCTGTCGCACCACATGCGACCGATACGCTTTCCAGTGTTTTTGTTGCCTTGAGGCATGGGACAAGAACGGTGAGTGTCGTGTTTCCGAGGTTCTTCGGATAAACATTCCGCTTGTCATTCGAATAGGTGACAATCATGACTTTCCAGATCCAGTCGCCTCAAGATCAATCCCTTGGAATATTGTCCATTCGGTCCCGGCCGGGATTGTCAGCGTGACCTTGTGCACGCGGCCATCACCTCTAAACGGAACGAACCGGGTGCGAGACGATGGCGACACGGCAGGCTTTGAAAGGAATGTGCTGCCCTTGTAATCAGCCATCGAAAGAACAGCCGAGAAGTCAGATGCATCGCCATCCATGCGACCGCCGTTGACGAATGCCCGATTTGTCCCATTCAGCGAGGCTTCATTGGTGGCTATCGTGGCTTCCATCGGATTGCCGTTGAGATAGACAAGTGCACCACTGCTATCGACGCCGCCGAACTCCGTTGATCCGCCATCGAACAGCGAGGAATCGAAAGGAACGTTGATGTCGTCAAACGTCTCAAACACATTCGCCAGGCCGTCGATGGTCATGCCGACTGTTTCGAGCCTGAACAAATCAACGAGATCAGCGTCAGACTGGCACCAGCGATCAAGCTGCCAATTATAGCCGAAAAGCATATATGCGCCGTTCATCGTGGCAACGCGGAACCACACGATCTTGCGCCGGAAGTCAGCCGCCGAAACCATGTTCTCACGCGCCGTCTGATCGCAGACGGAAAGAATCGTCCGGTCTACCCTTTCGGCACCGATCGGCTGCATTCCAGTACCGCGATAAAACCCATCAGCGGCATAAAAGACAAAATCATCCTGTCCGATCTTGCAGATCGAATATGGAGCGATCGCCCCACGGTAAAGCGTGACAGGCGAACTGCGGAAGACATATTCAGGGTCGGGATAGCTGAAAATATAGACCGCATCGCGAAGGAATACCACCGCGCCGCTGCTGATAGACACAATCCCCTGAACGCCATTGCCGACGCCGAAAGGCTGCACATCGGAAAAATCAAGGCCGATAGTGTTCGACGCCGGGTCATCAAGCGCAGACCACTGGACTTGATCAATGTTGGACGCCAATCGCCCGCGCATCATGAAGTCAGCAACAACCGTAATATAGGACGCGATTGGAGCCGTCGCATTGTCCGAGAATACCGTATCCGTGCCGATGTCTATGACTTGTTCAGGATCAACGCCATTCTGGCAGTAAAGCCCCGTACCATAGAGCGCGAATGACCACCTGTCCGGTGTTGCATATGGTGCCGATGATCCAGACGCATCCCGCCAGTAGTAATTTGTGTAGTCGAATTCCCAGAGCCGAGTTTCCGTCCCTACAAAAAGTCTTGTCGAACCATTGGACAGGCGAACGAAGATTCCGCCCCTCGCCGTCTCTGGCAGAAGCACATCGCCATCGACAACCGCACCGCTTCCAAGCTCAACAAAATACTCCAGATCTTCGGGAGGCGTGTCCAGAAGTGGATTGCCTTCCTCATCAACGAAAAAGTACATCGTTGGTGTCAGTGCGGACGGCGCCGGCATTGGCATCCAGCCATCGGCAACCGGGAGCACGTTTAGAATTTCCTGGCTTGCCCCGAGATTATACCGGCTTTTGTCCGGTTCAAAGAGCGCAGCGGCAAGCTTCACCATCCGTAAAAGCCTCGATACGAATAGCCACGGTGAGTTGATAGCGCAGGGTCAACGGTCAGCTTTCCGCGCCGCGCCTGTTCCTCGATCAGCTTCTGTTCGGAAATGAAAGCCTGTAGCGGTTGGGCATACCGGCTCACAGCGGCGTCATCCGCCACAAACAAACCGCCCCATACGATTGCAGCACAAAGGTAGATATCGGGGTTATTGGTCAGCAATTCGTTGGTTGGGTTGGCATCGCTGAGGGCAAAACGTCCAGTGTGGTGAAAGCGGAATGTGTACGCCTGATCAAGCGGGACATCGAAGGTAATGGTGTCGTTTGCATACGCCCATGTCGATGGGAACCCGGTTGTCTCACCATAGGCAAACTGACCATCTGGCTTTGGGACAAGCTCATATTCGCGGCGTGTGTTCGTATCGTTGAGAAACAGCGAAACAGGAGAGATGACATTGAGGGTTGAAACATCAATCTCGCGGGAACTGGCAACGCCGGTCAGTGTCGAATTGATTTCGACCACCTTGAGGATGCGGTTCAACCGGGCCTCTGCGAGCTGTATCGCCTGATCAGCCGGGACATCGGACCTGTCCTGAAACGCCGCAAGCGCATCTTTTAGACTGGTATAATCAGTGATGAGGGCCATCAAGCTACCGCCTTTGATCCGCCTGGCATACGCAACATGAATTCATGCAAGTTACCCGCATATTCAGCAGCGCCAGAATGATGGTTGATGTTAAGATTTGGAATCAGGGCTATCTCCCCGCCCAACTCCAGCCAGCGCTTGGAAAAGGCATAATCCTCGCCCCACAGAACGCCATCGATTGCACCGTGATTGAACAGATCAACAGATGCATTGTAGAGCGGCCCGTAGATCAAGTTCGGGTAAGCCTTCATAAACCTGTGGACGGCTTCTTTCGTGACCTTCAGGAACCCTGCTGGCACACGTTCAGCCAAAAAGCATCCGTCTTTGCGCAGGAGCGGCACCCCATCAAGGTCCGTCTTCCAGACCCCCATGTATTCCTCTTCATCCTTCTTGAAACGATATGTTCCAGCGACAACATCACCATCCGTTTCAATCAACTTCAAAAGGTCTTCCGGCTGGAATGATACGTCATGGTCGAGGAACACGATGACATCCGCATCAGCATCCAGCGCCTTCCGTAGAAGCGTTGCCCTTGCCCCGCTTATATAAGGACTACCGATTTCGAACACAGCGGCTTCATCCCACCCTGCTTCCCTTACAACAGGCGCTGCCTTCTCAAGAGCATCGAGATATTCAGGCAATGGCTTAGTCATGGTTGGGGTGCAGAACACCACTTTTTTTGTCATGCAGCCTCACGTCAAAGAGAGTGCCGAGGGCCACGACAGCCCCCGGCATGAATGCGTTGATCAGGCACTGCCCTTCCACAAACCCACAGCGGTCAGGGTGTTCATGATTTCCAGAACCGCTGCTTTGAGATTGGTATCAACAGCAGTTGAGGAAGCAGTGCCGACCAAAGACGTTGCCTGCGCAGCGAGCGAGCGCTGTGCGATCGGTGTCTTGCCATAGAAGGCAATCAGGTCAGTGGTGGACTGGCCGAGCGTAGTACCATCAGCCGTGGCATTGGAGAGTTGAACAGCGGTCATCTTGAGCGCCTTTCTTTTGTTCGGGAGAGAGGATGGCCCCGCTCGTTAAAGCAGGGCCATTAGTTACTCAGATTAAGCTGTGCCGCTCAGTCGGGTTGCGAGGCGAGCGTCCAGTGTTTTGGTGCCGAAGAGAACATCAAAGCGCCAATTGCTGATGTCATTCGTGCCGTCATAGTAGGGCAGCAGGCGAACGTTGATGCCCTTGTACGACTGGCGGGTTCCACCATTCACACCCTGCGGCATTTCCATCGGGACGGAAACGAACGCGAATGCGTTGCGGTCAAATACCAGGCTCTGGGAGTAGCCGGTGCTGCCGGAACCAAGGACAGTAATCGCTGCGTTATCGGCAGGGGCAGCGCTGACGGTCTGCTGAGCACCAGACGTGATGATAGGCGGGGAAATCGTCAGTGTTGCCGGGCCGGTCGATGCGCCGGAATCGGCGTCTGCGGTGACAACGAACTGGCGCAGGAACGACAGCGTAGCCTTGCTGACGGGATTGACAGCATAAACATTGGCAATGGTGAAGATGTCGCCAGCCTTCAGAATACCGGTCGTGGAGTTCGTCCAGCCGTCAGTGATGAGCGACTGAGTATAGGTATCCTTCGACGCGGCGTAAGTGACGTTCTGGCTTGCTCCGTTGACCAGCGGCGTACCAGTTGCAACACCCACAGTATGGGTCTTGATGTTCTGATCCATGTAGGTATCGACGTTGCCGATCATGCCAAGCTTGCCGGAGCGATAAGCATCGCCTGCCGGACCCTGAATGTACAGCGCGGTCTGCGAACCCAGCATGCCGTCCTGGTCGTTCGGGGAGAGGACAGCGGAACGATCGCCCATCGGCACCGCGAATTCGTTGAGGCGGGTTGCGCCCTTATTGAAGTCGCTGAAGCTGTTGATCGTCTGGCCGGGAGTGCCGACCCAATTGAAGACCGTCGAATAGAGGGCGCAGAGCTGAGAATCGATCTCGTTCGCGAGCTGGATCATAGCGGGCTTGAGAACCCGATCCGAGAGTTCGCCAATCGAAAGCGTGAGCTGCGTAGAAGTGAAGTTGAAATCAACGCCGCGCTGTTTGTCAACGGTGATTGAGGTGCTGCCTTCAACGACATCCTGCATGACGGCAGTCGCACCGGAGCGAACAGTGAAGTCGGTGGGGCGACGGATGGAAACAGAAGAGCCGGTCTTATAGCCGTTCTTTCCGTTGGTGAATTCATCCTCGTAACCACGGTACACCAGCTTGGGCATAACCAGGTTGTTTTCGAGGATCATCAAAGCCTCTTTGGCAATGATGGTAGGGGTAAGGACTGTATTAGCCATGTGTTAGGTCTTTCGCGCTTGCCGCGCAGCCCATTCCTTCGCGTAATCGCTCATGCTTGCCCTCTCAGGGTCAAAGCTGGTCGCAACGCTAGCCTTTGCCGAGACGGTTTGTGTCGCGACAGGCTTCAATGATGGTGATGGTCTGGCGGTCTGTTGACGGAGTTGTGTTTGCTGGCCGAGATAGGCGAGGTGCAGGGTCTTGTAGATTTGCGGGGTGTACGATCCTTTGAGCGTATCCACATCAAACCCGAGATCCTTCACGGCGAACTCGGTGATCTTTGCATCAAGTTCTGGCGTCCAGCCCTTGATATTCTTGACAGCGAACTCCGTGGTTGCCGCGAGGCGCTTGGCAGTGTCCTGCTGCGCTGCTTCGGTCCGTCTTTGTGCTGCTTGTTCGGTCTGCTGCAGCAATGCCTGCTGCTGGCGTTGCAGGTTTTGAGCCTGCATGTAGAAAGCCTGAAACTTGTTGACTTCCGCCTGTTGAGCAAGCGGATCATCAATCAAGGCCGGGTCGTTGAGGATCTTCTGGTACTCTGCAGCCCAGTCAACACCTTCAACCTGTTTCAGTTGCTTGCTGATCTGGGATAGCTCCAGATGAGCGTTGAATTCTTCCTCTGTTTTCTGGAACTGTTGGTTCAGTTCCTGTTCCCGAGCTTTCAGCTGCCTTTCCAGATCCGCAGTTGCCATCGTTTTGCGGGTGTAGTCGGCCTGCCGAAGCATGTATTCCTTGGCTTCAGACGGGATTTTCAGAACCTTGCCGTCGATTTCGAAATCTTCGTAGCCGGCCCAAGTGTCGGCTTCTTCGGGTTCCAAATCATCGGGCTGGTCTGTTTCTTCATTGCCTTCCGTTGGTTCGCCCTGAGTTGCCGTTTCCGGTTCAGGAGCGTCAAGGTCAACAAAGCCCTCAAAGCGGGTGGCGAGATCCGTGCTTGGCTCCGGTGCAGTTTCCTGCAAAACCGGAGCTGCCGTGGTTGTCTCTTCAAGCGACATAGCGAGTCATTCCCTTTCAAGGATTGATGATTGTTTTGGGACTGTCAGAGGTGATTGCGCCGCTAACCCTTGGCGCGTGGGATTGGTTTGATCGCTGGTTATGTGAGAAGCAACAGGATGGAAGCTGCGTCTTCGTCCATCATCCGCTGCACAGACGCGTTGTATTCAGCAATCCGGGCATCGGCTTCGCGCCGCGCTTCGATCGCTTCCTTGATCCTCAATGCCCGAAGAAACATGCCCTCGGAAAAGTCTAGGATGACAGCAGACTGTTGTCCCACTGTTTGTATTGCTGTGATTGCAGCCGGCATTAAATCCGCTCGATCTGCAGGGGTGAGAATCCCTCTCACCTCATAGTCGTTCGCAATCCTGTTGATGACGCGCTTGGCTGCCTTCTTAACCTGCCTTTGCGTGACCGGAACGCTTGCCTTGGCTAGTCTTTCACGCTCGCTGTCTAGATACCGACCCAGCGATTCCCGCTGCATTGCCTTGAAGCGGTCCCGCGTTATCTTCGTCCCGGGCCAGTACACTTCCTTGCGTGGTGCGGCCTGCCTTTCCCCGGCGACAAAGAGCAGGAGAGACATGCGCTATTCCCACGAATGGATGACGGTTGCCGTTCCCCAAATGACCTGAGAGGCTGTCGCCGTGCCGATTATGAACTTTGCGACAAAGGCGACAAACTCGCCCGCGTTGACATAAACCGGGCTGTCAAACTGCAGATCGATCGCGCCCATTTGCGGCTGCGCACCGATAGCCGCGCCGATAGGCCATGTCATGATACCGACAGGAATTCGCCTCGGGGCCTTGGTTGTTGCAGCTTCTGCCGTTGCCAAAGAAACCGCGCTATGGCCAAATGCCAGCGACCATTGCAGCGCCGTTGCTGTCGTTGCTACAGCCGCTCCTGTGTTGATGCAGTCGATGCGGATACCGTTGATTTTCAGCCGCCTGTTACGCGTCGAAACTGTGATCGCCGGCACCTGATACGATACCACAATCCCGTCTGTAACCGCCGTGGCAGCAGCGTTGAACCGGAACTGGCCACCGAGCCCGGTAACGAGCGCAGCGGTATTGGATAGAGCCGCTGATGCCGTTGGGTCCGCACTATTGGCATAGGAGGCAAGCGTTCCCATCGTGCCGCCAGACAGGCCCTCATAGGCACCCGCTGACCGATTTGTCATTTCCCCGAAGGTGTCGGAAATCTGCAATCCACCGATGGCGACCGAATAGTTTTTGAACACGCACTGGAACACCGACCCAGCCGCGCCGCCCGTGATGACGTGCCTGAAACCCCAAGGCAGGGATTCCGACATGTAAAGCTGGCCCTGCCCGACAGGAACATCAATCGAGCCATAAAGCACATTGTCAATCCAGAACTGCACCTGGCGCTCATGGATGACAATGATGAACCCATATGCCTGGTTAGCAACAGGTGTGAAGTCAAACGGGCTTGTGGTTGTTTCGGTCCCGTTATGGTTGATCACGCCGAACCAGCCTGCCGACGTTGCTCGGATATAACAACCGTCCGTCGTGGCATACGGGTTTGTCGTGTTCGGCAGCATCAGACCGTAATCGACAATTGTATTCGTCGGGACAGAAGATGCCGAGAATGCAACCGTTGTGGAAACTTCCAGTGTGCCAGGGTCAATCAACGGATATGTCTTGTATCCGCGATACATGACGCCCGTCGTGGTCGTGACGATAGAACCGCTGTTTGTCTGCACACCGGATGTAGCATGAGCAACGGCCATAGTCGTGTTCGAATAGGAGAATTTCCCGGTATTCTGCGCCGTGTAGTTGAACACTTCTTCATCGAGAAGAGTGTCTTGCCCGATGCGCAGGCGGTAATCCATATCCGCTTCCGGCGGCAAAATATACCGATCGCCAGTAATCGCGCCGGGGTCCGATTCCGAGAAGAAAACCACACCAGCGGCCTCAGATGGAACGGACCCATCTGGCATGATGGTTTTCAGGCGTCGGCTGGCGTCTACATCGGCACCAGTACCACTTAGAGCGCCTACGATATTTGCATCAAGTGCCATTTCTACTCCGTCCTCGCCCAGACCCATTGCACGGAAAACTTACCTTGAAGCTTTTCCAGTGATCTGGCGTAAATTGTGAAACCAGTTGCCGCGACAAGATCTCCGCATGTCAGACCCATAAGCGCTGCTGCATATCGATGATCTGAGGCCGTGTGATCCGTCGTCGTGCTATCGGCCATGATGTAGGATTCGGCCTTGCTTGCTGCCGTGATGTCGGCCTGTCCCGTCACCAGAACACTGGCCTCGTTCGAACCTGGGAAAGCCCCAAAATCGATCTCCGCAGACCCAATTCCACTTGCCATCAGTTAAGAACCTTGCGCGCCCCGACCGGGCGGCCAGACTCGTCACGCTCAATGACTGTTGGCGCCGCCATCACATACCCAAGCTGGTCAAGCTTTTGCGTAGTTACAGCCGCCGTCTGCTGCGCAATCTGGGCAATCATCGTCAGCCCCTGCATGATCGCTTCGTTCTGCATGTCAGCGCGGGTTTTCATGACAACGGCACCATCTGCGCCCATTTGCTCTACGCCGCCATCTTCAAGCAGCTTCAACCGCTTTTCCTGTTCGAGCTTCTGCAGCCCAAGCTGATAATCCATGTCTTGCTTGCGGGCCTGCAATTCGGCCTGCGTCTGGATCTTCTGCTGTTCGGATGCAGTGTCGGCCTTCATTCTCTCTATTTCAGCCTGCTGCTGCTCGATAAGCTGCTGTCCCTGCTCGATCTGCTGTTGAAGTTCTGGCGGGATTTGAGGCTGTTCGCCCTGCCCGCTCAATTTCTCAAGCCGCTTGGCGATTTCATCGGCACCAGGCCAATCGAGGTTTTTAGCCAGAAGGTCGCCAATGACAGGAGCCGCCTGCGGAAAGCTGCGGACGAATTCAGTCATCTGATAGGCAGCTTCTTCGCGCCTAGATGTAAACGACGGGCCAGATTTAACGGTTACGTCGTATTTGCCCAAGGAAAGGTCATGGAGAGCCATCGTGCGTTGCGCGGCTTCCATATCCTCATGCGCCGCGCCTTCGTCTTCCTGTGCCATCCCTGGGCCAGCCATTGGCATTCCGCCGCCCATCTGCTGCTGTGCCATCTGTTCTTCGGGAATTGGGTTGCCTTCCTCGTCGGCGGCGAATTCCTTGTTGACCGGGATATTCTTCGCCTCGCCATCCTCACCGAGAACACGCATGATGCGCTCTCCGGTGTAGACCTTCGGAATAAGCCCAATCAGGATCTTGCCGGTATGACGGATTGCTCTGGTTACGTTGTCGATGAAATGGAACGTCGCCACGTCGCCTTCGCGCTGGCGGGCCATGATGGCCTTTCCAGATGTTTCATTCGAGCGAGCGCCAAGGCTGGCGTCATACATGCCGATGATTGCCTTCATGTCGTCAGAAGCGTTCAATGCTTCCTGCAGAGCGCCGCCAGCCGATCCTGTGTCCATAGGCTGGCGTTGTGGGAGCTGCTGGCCGTCCGTTACGGTCAGGTATGAATGACTATCGGTATTTGCGGTTGCCCATCGATCATCGGCGGCGAAGGCGGATTCATGGCCCACCCACGGCACACGAGGCGCAAGGGCAACAAGCTCTGTCGCTGTCGAGCGCCAGTAGTTGAACATCCGCTGCGCGTCTTTGGCGGCATTCACCAGACCACGGAAATAGCGCTTGCCCTCAACAATGATTTCATCGCCATAAACCGGAACGATCGGAATGTAGCAGCCCGGGAAATCCTTTTCTTCTTCAAGAATATCGACGCCGGAAATGATCGTCTGCGTCACCCGCTTTGATTTGATGGTGCGGCGCTTGACGATTGTCCGCTCGCCCATCTCGATGGCCAGTTGCAAATCCTCATTCGCTTCGATGTCCTCAATGGAGAAAATCATCCCGTCATCGAGCTGTACGATTTCCTTGTCTTCTTCGTACCGACGCCACCATTCAGCAACCAGAACGCCGTCATCATTCAGCCATTCGCCGCACTCAGACCATGCGCTGTCATCCCATGAGACGTTCGCTTTGCCCTTGTACTTACGCTCAAACGTCGCCTTCGGGATGCGATCGGTGATGAATGCCACATCCCAATCCGAGGAATCGGCGGCAGTGCTGTTCGGATCTCCATAGACCGAGAACTGGTTGGTGATCCGCTCGATTAGAACATCAAGGTCAAATGCGTCGTCATAGGCATAGCCAAGCGTGACGCGCCAATAGCCAAATCCGCCGGTAACAGCCTGTTCGCATGCAGTGTCATAGGCAACATCTGCATTTGAGACGGATTCAATGTTGCGGATGATCCCGGATAGAACTTCGGCTGTCTTCGGGTCTGCCCTGCTATCGACAGGATGCACCGTGATCGATGGCTTGTTCTGGCGGCTGTCGTTCACCACTTGGCGGATGAATGCCGGCAGCTTGTTGATCGTCAGCATTGGGCGCTTTTCGATCATCCGCTGTTTTACAACATCTTCAGGCCATTGCTCACCGAGACGTGCAAATTTGATGTCCTCAAGCGCAGTGAGGCGATTGTCTTTCTCGCCATCCTGGCAGCGCTGGAATTCCTTGCGGGCTTCCTCCAGCGATGTCTCTGCGTTCTTAGGTTTATCGGCCATCGTCTGCCTTCATCCCCATGGATGTGAACCACTCTCTCCAAGAGAGCAGCTTCCCATTGCCCCAGTGCGCAATTTCGCACTTCACACCAGTTTGTTCTAATTGAGCGCAACGCGCATGCATGTCGGCGTTTGTGGTTTCAACCCATTGGTCATGATCTGTTTTATGGGCTTGCATAAATCGCCTTTCGGGCAATAAAAAAGGCCCCCGAAGGAGCCTTGAATGGATTGGAATGTGATTAGCTTATGGGAGTTTATCGTAAGCCATAGTCAGGCAGTTGATCAGCTTCTTATGGTCTGCCTTATCCCACACGAAATACAATTCTTTATCATCAACCCATTTGGAATCATCCACACCAAGACCATCAATGTCGTAATTGGCCTTTGGTCTAGCGCATCCAGACACCATCATTGTCATCAACTGAAAGAACTTGTCTGGGGTATCGCCGCCCTCAAAATCAGGGAATGTGTTCAGCACATTCGCGCCGCCCTCTGACTGCCCCATCTTGATCATGACCCCGCTATACGGGATGATTGTTTCTTCGTCTAAGGTCAGGGCAAACAGCGTTCCAGCAGGAAGCTCCAGAAACGTCTTACGGTCCACAATCCTCATCTCATCACCCTGCCCGCTGCCGCTGCGATGAACGGGATTGCAATAGCACTACCTATAGCGACAAGCCCAGACGCTACACCGCCCTCAAGGAATGACCACGTTACGATTGAGGAACAGCCAATGCTATAGAGCCACAAACTAGCGATCTGGTGCGTTAGAATGATTGGTTCTGGAAGTTCGGTTTTGATCATCTTCACTCTCTCCTGTGAAGGTTAATTGGTCATCGCATATTTCATGATCCACGCGCATAATACCCAGACCACTAAAATCAAGCCGACGATAACTCCAGCTCCAGTTGGCGGCTCATCAACGAAAGGGTTAGCCGTGGCCGGCTGCTTCATTTTCACCTTGCCAATTCGGCAATGACAATGTTGGTTAGGGTTTATGAGGGAATGAGGAAACTTCATTTTATGTAAAGGCGGCGGCATGTAATTTGGCGGAAGCAATCCAAACATCACCTTCTCTCCTGTGAAGGCTTCAATATACCGGGCTTGATGGCGGTTGGCTAGGTTAATACCGCCTCCAGAAGCTTTGCGTGGCGGGTGAATTCAGCATCCTTGTGGTGCCAATCAAAAAGGTCAAACTTCACGCTCCCAGACAAAGACCCATTGATCACGTGCGCTCGGAGCTCAATGCTCGGGAGAAGCCCATCGTAGTAACTATTAAGGACATATTCGCAACTTTTGGATAGCGTCACATAAGCTGTGTATTGAATCTTACCATTCTCATTAAGCTTGTTCAAGATTTCCACTTCATTCTCTCCGTTAAGTTGTCTCTCCATCTCCAATAGAGGCCCGCCAGCCTGAAGCATAGAGCCGGCAGGCCCCTCGATCACCCCAGGGAGAGAGCACCGGGGGATTGCTGGATTACGAACCGGTCAGTTCTTCATGAACCTTGTCATAAGCCTTGGACAAAACGCTGATCTTATAGTTGACAGAAATAGTCCCGTCGTCATTCCATTCGAACTTAAGTTCGCGCGGCTTATCATCCCCACCTTGGAAGACAGAGAGGTAAAGGGTATGCATCGCCAGAATGACGGATTCAATCTTTGCCTTCTCGGTGCTTAGGCGATTTAGGTTTATATCGAGGCCGATTGTTTGGCTCTCAATGCGGTCTATTTCAGCTTTCACATCCATAGCAATCTCTCCATTGCTGTTAACCCATCCACCCCCCGGCAGAAGCGCGGGGACGGACGATCTTTGGCTTGTCTCTTGGTTCATTGGCGCCCATGACACCACAGCGCATGCTGTCAGCACCGTGCGATGCCCAATCATGAAGCGGTCTGGACTTTAACACCTGATTCTTTTCATCAAACTCGGTGCGGTACATTCGCAGGCAGTCTATGCCTTTCGCGCACCCATCCTTGTCAAACCACATCTTGTTGAATGTCATTCGGACAGCGTTAATTCCGTCGTCAACCTCATGCCTTGGAACGACAGAGCATTTCAGTCCGCGACCTGTCAAAAACTGTATGCGGCTCTTGCCGGTTTGCAGCTCCCTTGCCTCGGCGTCATGGGGCAAATAGTGATGGTGGACATTGTAAGGCAGGCTCTTGATGTAATCAACGTAATGGTCGAGCCCAAAGCCGTTGTTCTCGTAATAATGCAGCCAGTGCCATTCCTTGCCAACGATCTGGCCGACCCAAATTGACATCATGTCACCGATGCCAAGATCCCATGACGCGAAGACATCAGCGGCCTTGTCGTAGGCGACCGAACAAACCCGGCCAGAAGCATGGGCCTCCTCGACATCCTTGCCGTAATACGAACCCTTGACCGCAGCATCAAAGCTGCATTCATATTCCTGAGCAAACGCTTCCGGTGTCATCTGCAGTTTGGCGTCTTTGAGTTCGCCCGCATCGATGATTCCCGTTTCACTCGCCTTGAGCCTCGCGCTAAACCAGTCATCCTGGCTCTCAGCCATGACGTGGATTCGATGAAACTCATTGCGGCCCTTTGGAGTGCCGATGAAAGTAGCCCAACCTTTGCGATCTGACAGGGCTGGACGTATAACCTCACCGATCGCACGCGGATCGATATCGCCAGCCTCATCGATGATCGCACCATCAAGATAGATCCCGCGCATTCGGTCATAGTTATCGGCGCCGTACAACCTTATGCGCGCTTTGTTGTGCGGGAAGCGAACCCAAAGCTCACTCTCCGAAATTTCCATGCCTGGGATAGCTGCCGTATATTTTTTGAGATACGACCACGCAACATCCTTTGCCTGCGCATAGGTCGGTGCCACATATGCAAATCTTGGCTCATTTCCTTTGTGCTCAATGGCCTTGATGATCAGGTCCATAATGCAGGCGACAGTCTTGCCGGCGCGGCGATGGGCAACAACGCAAGCCCACCTGTTCCCTCGCCTCAGATATTTGTTGAACGCAGGGCGCGCAACAAAATTAAGATTGATCGTCGTCATTGCCGCCAATCGTGACGTTCAAGACCAGAGGGTTTTCAGAGTCACCACCAATCGTAACCGATGAAAGATCAGGCAGCGACTTGCGCAAGAGGATTTCAATCGCCTTCAGCTTGCCAGCATCTAGATCAGGAACGCAGTCTTGCTCGTCCTTCTGGCCTAACGCATAGAGCTGCAAGCGCTTTACGAGCTGGGTGGTTTGAATTGCCGCCCTTGTTCGTTCCTGCTGTTCCTTGCTCGGGATTGCTGTTCTTGCGGCCATTGTCAACCGCCCAGTAAAGCGGCTTGCGGGCTAAAACGGGCCTCGATCCTCTTGTAAAAATCTTCCACGAGGTCTGGGCTGATTTTTTGCATAGCCATCACACGTTGCCGGATCAAACGCTGTTTAGACTTCATGTAGACAAGCCGGTCACTGCCGCCTGAAGCTTCAACCGCGTTTATGTGCCTTGAGAGAGTCGCCATCAACTTTCTATAAACAACCCATGCGTTGGATAGCCTTTTCTGAGAAGTCTTTCCGCTCAACCCACCATCTTCAATATTGAAAATATTGCGCCCGCTTTCCCTACACCTAGCAATCAAATATTTCTCGGCAGACTGCCAATCATCAACCCACCCAACAACCCGCATTCTTGGGGCTATTCCGTCTTTCCTCATATCGTCGATCCACCGGTCAACCATAGTAAATCTGGTCCGCTTCAAGGACCGATGTGAGCGAAGGCGGCGATGTGGGTCAATGCTCTTGCCAACATAACGAACGCGGCATTCCCTTGGGTCGTACAAGACGTAAATTGCAGTCTTCATTTACCTGCACTCTCTTCTGGAGTTGGTGCTGTTATTTTTTGTAGTACGTCTGATTCCGGCGTGGTATCATCGCCGTAGTTACGGAAAAGGGTTTCTCATGGGTATCAAATACCGAGTAGATGCAAAGCCTGTCGTTAAGCCTAAAACCGCTGGGGAACGGCTGATTAAAGCCGCTACAGAAGCGAGTGAGATGGCAAAGCGCGGGCGACCGAAGACCGGGACCGCCAAGCAGCTTCTAACCCTTCGTCTTGATCCTGATGTTATCGCTGGCTATCGAGCGACTGGAGATGGTTGGCAGGTGCTTATGAACACAGTTCTGAGGCGATACCTGCATCTCTAGTAGCCGGCTGTTTGAATGCCCAAGTCCTCTAACATTTGTATCATGTCGCTGCTGTGCCCACGGCGTAGAATGCCGTCATCGCCGATCCATAGCGCCCGCGCAGGCGTCATCTTGATTGCCCGTGCGGCAGATTTTTTCTTCTCCGCAATCGTCATCATTACCACAGCGCCAGCATATCTGTTGCTGTCGTGCCTGTAGCTAATACCTGCTTGGCCTGAACTGGCAACATTGTGCCTACAGGCACTGCCGAGAAAGTCAAAGTGCTGCCGGCCGTCGTGATCACACGCACAGCACCCGCACCACCAATGTAGATATATCGGCTAAATGTGCTAAATTCGTTGGCGCCTGTCGTTGTGTCGCTAGGAGTGATTGCCTCACCAGCAGACGGCGGCGCGATGAGATCGAACGACGAGCGCCCGTTTGATGTAGCGACCATGTTGGCCTCCGGTTTGGTTTATGTGGTTGCTGACTTTAGCACGGCCTGAACACCACGATCGTCTTGACCGCAATCATCTTGCCACCTGGCGCCTTGAGCGCGAGGACGAACATGTGAGGCTTCACACACCGCGCTTTGGGCCGGTCGCTGTCCTTGGCCTTCTCTGCCTCGGTGAGCGGCATCGGGTCTATCTGGCGGACTGCTGCCGTTGCTGTCGAGGCGATGAGCAGGAATAGGATGGCGAGCCAGGTATTCATAGCAACATAACACCTACGGTGCCGAGTGGAACGCGCTCGCACTCGAACCATGGCTTCGGCCAGATGACGCCTTGCTGGGTGTACAAGGTTGGTTTCCGCGTCACCTTGCCAATCTTGCAATGACGGGCGAACGAGTTGACCGCGTTCATGATCTGCTTGGTGTTCTCGTGCTGGTCATAGACGACTGTGTGGCTCATGGCTTTACCGACCCGTAGATCTTTTCCATCTTCTTCTTGCCCTGCCAGGCTCCAGAAGATTCGCGCCTCATTTGGCCAAACGAGATAGATGGCGCAGGGCTGGTCTGTTTCTCAAACTCAAACCGGAAAGGGCCGATGGAAACCTGCATGTTGGAGCTGACTGTTGTGGCGTACCTGTAAACGCCAAAGGACCAAAATCCCCACTTCGTCCACGTTCTCACATGCTTCATTGTTTCTCTCCAAACTACATCAACGTGGTTTGATGGCCGCTATGCTCGGAAGGATTCCTAACCTCATCTTGGTGGAGAGATTCACCGCCTATCCGCAGCGCGCTGGAAATCGCGAACGCGTGAAACTCAGGATTGGATGAGTTTACATCAACAATCTCTCCGCATACCTCGATCGCAAAACCAGTCGCGGTACGAACGCACTTTGCAAAACGGCATTCGCGGATAAAAAGCTCAATGGCAGCGCTGTCGCTTTCGTTCATCGTCTCTCTCCAGTCAGCCTTGAATATCTAGGCGCCCGCTTCTGAAACATGAGTGACAGCCCGCTGATCTTCGTGTGTGCCGTCAGGCCGTTTGCCTTGCAGTATGCCATGAGCTTGACGATGATGGCTTCAAAGCGCGGGTCTCGCTGCGGGCTCATGTCTCGTTCTTATTCAGATAGATAGATGATGGCGGATAGCTCCATGCCCGGCTAAAACTGCCTTCTTCTGGGTTATCCGCGAAGGAAAAAAGGTCGGCGCAATCCTTATAAAGTCGGGTAAACTCACTATTCGGGAAATGGTTGATAGCCTGCTCGATAAGCCACGGCTCGATTTGCCCGAAACGCCTAAAATTTGCCTCGGCGCAGTACCCATTCATTTCATCGCCAAGCTTTACATCAAAGCCTAGATCCCAAGCTGTGCTAACAGCAAAGTTGATCTCGCTGTGATAAAGATCTTGGAAAACACTCATGCTTCACTCCTACAATGAAATCCAGCGCGCCGAAATTCCGCAGTCTATGCAACCGACCCTTTGCCGGGATCGGCCGGGCTGGCCACGGTGACATGCAAATGCACGATCTCGGCATTTTTGACCCGGCACCGCTGTGGATACCGGGAGGAGGTCCAGCCTTCCATGAAACTGAAAAACCCGCCACTTGCGAGGACGACGGGCGAAAGCTTGTGAGGTTTTTGCTATTTGATAACGGTATCCTCAAACCGCAGATGCGCCGATTAGTGGCAGTTATCAGCCCGACGCATTAGGCCGACACTCAGCTTGTTGCCCGTTGCTAAGAGGCGTGTTGGGTTTTGGAATGACGAGAGGAGCTTCCGAGGTGAAATCCTTGGGCTATCCCCAAAAATTATCGAACAGGCTTCCGGCTGCCCTGCTCCAGCAGTCCTACTGCTCGCCATCCCAAACTGAGTTGCCCGATTGGGCGAATATGCTTCATTGTTTCTCTCTAGAAACAAGCCGGCCCGGCAGTGCGCTAACACTACCGGGCCTCTATACCAACCTAACAGCAGGCAGTTTTGTGATCACGTTGCGTTGCTGTGGCTGATAGCGTTGCCCGTTCGGGCTAATTTGTCATCGCCGCCTTAAGTCAAAATCGGCAGCTTGGAATTAACTAACCGATTTGTGGTTGGTTTGCAATCCCTGCTCGAATAATAGAGCCCTTAGCCCACGCCTCAATAATTGCATTTGGTGATCTGGCATCATGCGCAACATCTCATTGTCTTCAATGCAGACGTTGAACACCGTAGACTTGACCTGTGGCCCCTGCTCACAGCATCCTAGAACCGTATTCAGGCGCATGGCTGCGTTTGTTGCTGACCTTGCTCTATCCGCTCTTGTCTCGCTGATATCGCCGTCATGTCCTCGAACGGCGAACAGGTTTTGTGCGCGTGGTGTAGGGAATGGAATACCGACTAGGCCATAGTATTTGATGACCTTGCCGATGTACCAGTTGCCGGCGTCAAGCTCGGCCTTTGATATCTTGTCATCCAGAAAAATCCGACCAAGTGTGTAGCTTGCCAACCCATCGCGGCGGTAATCAAGATTATGCACTCGCTTCAGTCCTTCAACAGCCACGCTGATAACCTCTTTTTCTGTTTCCGTTCGTTTGATCCCGCCAGACGGATATCGCTCGACGCCTTCCTTCTTTGGCCGACCAGCGTTTGATCGCTGCCGAATGCGGAGTTGACGTAGCTTCTCGCCTTTGGATGCCATGGTTCAGTCTCTCTGTTGATTGGTGTGAATTTCCGCGTCTGATTTTCCCCTCATTTCATCAATCTTCCTCAATGCAATGTTCATTGATAGCAACAGTGCATATCCAGGATCTCCAGACGGCCGAACATCGACATCCGTCAAATCAACCCAATCGACTTCTCCAACCGGGAATTGCTTCTTGAGAAAAGCGCCGTGAACGGGACAATTATAGTCTGGCGCTACCCAAGCGTCATCGGAAACACAGCAAGTAGCTATCCGCCATGACCACCCGGGCAATTTATTACGGACGGCATCGATCGCATCATCAACGCTCACTTTATTCATCGCCATAATCCCGAATGATCCAAGTCTTCGCATTTTCGAGTAGCCATATAATATCCTTGGCTTCCGCGAATGAACTCGCGAACGCTATGTCTCCGTCTTCGTTATACCCGACGACAAACACGCCTCCGGGATATCCGCCAACTGCACAATTCAGCACGTTGTCGGGCGAAAGTTCCAACACAGTCTCTCCGGTAAAAGGTACAATGTTTGTCATGGGAATTCACCTCTCTTCCGCATTGTTACGATGCCGGTGATTTGTCGCCCTGCCCACTAATATAGCGCTTGATCGACAATGGGGTAAAGCCAGTCTTCCCGGCAATCGTATCAAAAGCCAGACCGGATCTATGCATGCGTGCGATCACCCCTTTGTCAGCCTCGCGCATGAACCTAATATAGGCCAACTCTCTCGGGTTGAGATACCATCCCTGTTCACGGCCTTTGTCACGGATCATTTTGGATGGGATGCCTGTTTCCGCCTCGATCGCTTCCGATGATTTGCCAGCCTCAAACATCGCCTTGACTTTCTCGTCAACACCAGTCTGCCAGACTTCCACGACCTTGTAGACCTTTTTCGCCGTCTTCCTTACAGTCCCGTATGTCCTGATGCGGCTGATAACCGTCGAGTGATCGACCTTCATGATCCTGCCTATTTCGCTCAGGCTGATATCAAATTTCTGGTGTATGCTATAAGCGATTTTCTTCTTCAGATCCACAAGCTTGCGGTTTGTGTTCTTGGCATAGATGTCATCCAGTGTATATCCCGCGTCGATGGCCATGAGTCTCATGAATTCAACTGGAGATGATTGCGCCCTGAAAGCCAAAACATGGTGGCAGTATCTCGGAGAGCCTACCTTCCACATGGTGGCGGTTTTTAGCTTTTCCGCCGTCTGTGTAGTCACAGGAGTTGCGATCGCCTTGGTGGCCTTCTGTGGCCCCATTATACGCGCTCTACGGGCTATTGCTGCGGCTCTCTGATCTGCCTCGCTCATGTATTGGACTGCGAATTGCATCATAGCCAGTCATCCTCTTCGCGCTTCGCCTTGACCATTGCGCAGCATAGTGCAAGCGCGTCAGTCTCTCCGCTGCCGGGAAACCATACGTCTGTTTCGTCGTGGCGAACATGCCAGCTTATGCCGTTGCATGAATTGTAAAGGCACTCCCGCGACCAGTCTGGGAACTCGGTTTTGAATAGGTCGGCAGCAAGCTCGAACTTGCCAGTCCAGTCTAAAACCTTATCGCGGCCAAAAAGCGCGGCTATATGCATGTTGAGTTTTGCATCACGGCAATTCGCATGAGACAACTCAAGCGACAGCATATGCAAATCGTATCCATCTGCTTTGATTTTCATGCCTTCACCTTCCTGTGAATTTCTCTTGCGCGAATGAAGTGAACGGCGATGATGTTGCAAAGAAGATGGCTGCGATCTCCAAACATTAGCTCCACCTCATCGTCTGGTGTCCACCCGCAATCCGGCGTTAGATATCCGCCAACACGTGCAAACGGCTCCAGCGCTTCCACTGCCTCGGCAAGTTTCTGGCGTAGCGCGGTGGTAGTGGACTCGGCTGCAGCTATTTTCTGGTCATAGGAAGACTTGTAAACATCAATCTGCTCGCCACGGTTTTTCATCTCGCGGAAAAACGAGATGCTGGCCTTATCGCCGATCAGGTACTTGCCGTCCCATGAAATGCCGCTGATCTGTTTGTTGTTCGCATATGGGAACAGGAAGAGCTCCAATTCCTCGACGCGCCGGAGTAGAGCGTCACGCTCGGCGGTGAGCGCGGCGATGGCCTTCACCATCATAACTACCTCTGGCGACGATGCGATCTCAGCTACAGCGGACCTAGCCGACATCGCCTGATAAAGCACCTCGTGGGCTGCGTCATAACTGTCAACGCCCCAGTTTTTGAGTACCCGATAGGCGGCGTCCTTCATTTCCTTTGTGATATCGGTCATCCTTGCTTCTCCTTGACTTGCTTCCAATATTGGCATGTCCATTTTGATTTGCGCTCCCGGCCTGATGGCGTCTTGGCATAGATGCAATATCCATTGTCCCCGGCGTCGATAACGCATCCGTCCGGATCCTCGTCGTCACTCAATTCAACATGGCATCCGTAGACTTTGCCGTTTTTCATCTCCTGTCCGGCCTTCATCCTTGCTTCTCCTTCTCTGCCAAGTCACGAGCCTTGTCCCAAACAGCCATGACCTCGGCGTGGGTGTGGGAGTCGTTGAATTTTACGATATGTTCATCGGCTGCTTGACTGAGAATGATTATAGCTCGCGGGTATTCTTGAGTTATTCCAGCGCTGGTTACTTTGCGCAGTGCTCCCATTGAACACCAACAAGTGGCGTCGGCTTCATCATCCATGCGGGGCTCACCATCTTTGTTCCTGGCAAAAGTACCTTTAGTCCAGTGACTAGGGTCACTGATTAGGCTTTGCGCTTTGGTGAGTAGTTCGTATACTTTGCTCATCGCTCTATCTCCTTCTCGGCCAAGTCCAGCCACGTCGGCAGTCTGGCGGTTAGTCTCGACTTGTGCGGCTCAGGGCAAACCCACCAGCCAAATTCAGATAGGCGGTGGAATAGCCACCAGCGGAAAGCGGTCATTGTGCTGGCTCCGTTATTAGATCGTGGATATCCTGCGGTGGCGAGTATAGCGCGATATCAGCGCACCGTTGGCGCTCAGCAAGGATGGCGGTGGCGATCACTCTGACGAGGACACTACTTTCGATTTTCCCAAGTACCTTGACTGCTGATCTTGAGTAGGCAAGCCAAGCATCCCTCATGATGTCATCTGGAATGTAGGTCATGCAGTTTCTCCTTTGCAAAACAGCGCCTCGGCTTCCGCCCAGCGCGGGTTTATCATCGTCTTGGTGCAAAGCACCTGCGGCTCATATTCCGCCATCATTGCCTCGTAGGCGGCGATTGTGGCCTTGTCGGCATTCGGATAGATCACAGGCTTCGGTTTGCCCTTGGTGGCGTCCGTCATAACCGTGCGGTATCCTGATCTCCAATACACTCGGTATTCAGCCGTCCAGCCATTGAGTGATTTGTAGGCGCGGGCGTCGGTGCGGTTCATGCTGCGATCCTAATCAGTCTATAGCCTTGATGGCGCATGCTCTTGATGGTCCAGCCAGTAGAGGCAATCTCGCGCTTTAGCTTGGAGACATGGCCGTACACCAGGTTCCGCGCCGTCTCCGGCTCATCGTCGGCATCCCATAGTGCTTCAATCAGCTGGTCGGCCGTGACCAGCGCCCCATTGGCCTGCTGCAGCCTGAGCAGCACCTCGGCGCGCTTATTGGGCAGCACCAGGCCGGACAGCTCCGGCGCGTAGGTAGTCGCGTGGCGATATCCGCAGTTCGGGCAGGTGTTCATGTTAGACCCCTGCGCTGGCGTTCAATGCGCGCCGCGTGCCTTCTGATGCCATTTCCAACGGACTGCCTATCCCGGTCAAATTTCCTAGCGATGGCAGCCATAGACAGGTCCGGACGCTCATTGACGATCTGCCACCAGATATGCTGGCGAGCCATGCATACGTTGCGCTCCCTACTATCCCCCATAATGTGGGCCATGAATACCAGTGGGTACTGTTGCAGCACTTCTTCCGCAATTTGGGACATGAGTTTGCGTTCCGGTAGCGCGTAGACAAACGAAACAACATCGGCTTGTGGCGCTTGAAGCTTGGCCTGTATCGAGTGGCCTTCAAACCTGGCATAAGTTGAAAATGATGCGATGTTCATGATGGACTCCATGCTTCACTCAATCCCCAGAACCACTGCGTACCAACCGGCCACCGCCTGCGCTTGCCACCCGATACCCAATCCTCAATCGACACGTTCGGGATGCAGACAAAGCCTCGCGCTTCAAGATCTTCCGTCTTCCGTCTGTGCGTTTCGCGCCAGTCTTTAAATGCATGTGGAGCGGGCTGATAGCCGATGGTCTTCGGGCGATTGATGGCGTCGAGGCGGCGCTGTTCTGACCGGACATAATCTGCCAGCTTTGGAGCTTTCGGGCTGAATTCCTTCGATGCGTCTTCAATCATTCCAGCTCGAAGTGCGGAGACTGTATTCTCAATCGCTCTGACGCTCAGGCCATTCAATGCGAAGTGAAAATCAGATAGTGTTCCGGCTAGATCAGTGCCGCCTTTGAGTGGTAGTGTTCTCCATAAAATATGAAGCTGGTCCTCGATCTGCTGTTCGCGCATATTCACCGTCGATTGTGCGTACATCGCGTTCTGCCTTTCTTGCATTCATGAAATCCGCCATGTCGCCTTTTCGGATTTGGCCGATCGGCTCGGGGAATGAAACCTCATCTTCAAACCTACCCTGGTTGAGCCAGGTACTCGCATGTGGAATGAATTGCTCATCCTTGCGGGCGAAGATCGGCAACTGGCGACGAAGGCCGGCGATGATTACATCGGGATCTGTCCCGGCGTTCATCTCTTTGTCCCAAGCCTTCTGTGCAGCACGCTTTGCTACTCTCCGGGGATAGATGGACCAAAAGTCAGAGAAGTCGCTCATGCCGCGCCACCCACGTCTTTGAGGGCGAACACAATCCCGCGACAATATGGCTCGTCGTCCTCCATAACTTCGAATGTCACATGAGGAATTGCCGTCTCGTAGACCCACGAGAAACCACTATCGTCATCCCAAACCGCTTCAATACGAGATGCGGAAAGTTTAATCTTTTCAAAATACGGGCAGTCGTCGTCGTCGCATTCGCTTTGTAGCAACCCTTCCTTGGTCACATATGCTTCGCCGCCGCCATAACATCCGACTTCATCTGTAATGGCCCCGTTGAATTCCATTAAGTCATCGCTGGCACCGTAAACCGCGACAAGCCCTGACTCCTTCATGCGTTTGAAGAGGCTTGCATCGCCCTCTTCGCGATATTGGCAATTGTTTAATTGTGCTGCTGCTTCATCTGGTGTCATGCCGCTTTCCTCGCGTCCTGTTGATACTCGTCTGCCCTGCCCTCAATGAGAGCCTGTACGATCTCGTCTGCTTCCCTGCTATTCGAGGGGAGAGGTATTCTCTTGGTGTTGATGATGTTCGGGGATGGTTGGGGTGTTCTGGTCATGCCGCGTCTCCGAAGAGGCTGAGTTGACCCGGCGCCGGTTTTGATTGTGTTGAGTGTTTTGAGGATGAAGCCGGAGCCTGGACGATCCCTGTCTTCTCCGGGAATTCGATGCATAGGATTTCACAGATCGGTGAAACACCACGCCACTTGCCCTTGTGAATGGCAGTGTCGATGCCACAACCGGCTTCGAAGTGAAGTCCCGTCTTCTCCTGGAAATCGACGGCTTTTCCAGTTACTTGGCGCGAATATCCACGCTGGCCGCTGTAGCTGAACCCGGCGCTCATCTGAGGAACGATGAAGACTCCGTAGCTCGCCAGATGCGCGGCGATATCGATCACGTGGAACTCAAAATCCGCACCTGTGTATCTAGGCGACCGCTTGCCTTCAGGACGCTTCACCGCACCAAACGGAGGATTGCTTATGGCAAAGTTAAACTTCCCTAGCCCCATTCCGAGGACATCAAATACTGAGGCGCAAATCCAATTTGCTTCGGGCATGATCTTCTTGCCAACCGCCACATAGTCTGGGTTAAGCTCGACACATGTTATCTCAAGCGGGGATTGATTATATGGGTTCCGCATGGTCATCGCGAAGGAGAGCATTCCAATCCCTGCACACAGGTCGATCACCCGCCCCTCATGCGCCTCAAGCGCGAAATCCATTGCCAGATCAAACGGCGTGAAAAATGCGCCAGCGATCGTATTGATGTGGGAAGCTGACTCTTGCCAGTTTTCCAAAACAAATACCTTTTCGTCTTCCGTCAGAACATCCTGCTCAAGTATCACGCACGCTTGCTGGTGGGCCTTGGCTTGGGGCTTAGTTAGCTTGCTCATGCCGCCACCGCCTCTTCTGCTGCTTGGAGCAACACAACGCATTCGCAATCAAGGCCTGCATCCCATGCCATTGTAAGCCTCTCACACAGGTTGTCATTTTTGATCACGCCGTAGTGCTGTAGAACGTCCAGCACGGCTTTTGATCTGTTGTCGATGTCTTGCCGCTTGTTCGGCCGGCGTAGCGCTATATGCAGCGAGAAAGGCACGCTCATTGGCTCCTTGGGCTTTTTGATGAAATATCCTGCGTCATCATGCCACTTGGCATAGGACCGCGAGAGACGGCGGGTCTTTCCCCATCCCTCGTATAGATCCCAAGCACTCGGTGGATATGGTAAGACAATTCGCGTCATTCAGCCGCTTCCTGAAACAGATCCGGCTGCATCATGTTCAAGGCGATTAGATACGTGTCCAATATCGCCTCTTGCTCTGCCCTGTCATTGGCATCCATCTTGCGAAGGGCGATGACCTTGCGAAGGATTTTGGTGTCGAAGCCATCCACAGCGGCTTCCGCATAAACGTCCCGGATAAAATCTGCGGTTTCCTTTTTCTCGGATTCCAGCCGTTCTATTCTCTCCACGAAAGCGCGGAGTTGGTCTTTTGCTACTGCATCGCTCATCAATCATTTTCCCTTCGATTCCGGCACGATAAATTCCGCCCAATCCAACAGCCTATTTGCCTCTCCAGCTTTCCGATGAGCGTAGCGCCGCCAGCGTCTCGCTATGAAAAGCCTCATCGATATTGGCAAGCCGCGCATCAAGCGCAGCCAAGCGGGCGCGTAATTCGTATTGTTCACGCTTATTCTCCTCGATTATTGCCAGCCGCAGAACGTCGATTTCCTCACCGTCTATACGGTGGGCCGTCGCTTCCCAGATCGATCGTGCACGGCGGTGCGTGAAATCCTTTTGAACCCGCCTACTCATGAACGAATAGGCCGCATTCAGCATCTCTTTGACGCTCCCATACCGACGCTCTGGGAACGCTTCTTTGAAAAGGTTTTGGGCATAAAAAACGTCACTCATTGCCTTATCCTTGGTTGCCTTGTCCTTCACCGACAAGCCCATGTCCTTCTTAAACTCCAACATGTCTATCTCCTGTGTCATGATGAATGTACGGAAGCGCACATTAGGAGATTGACAGAAAGAGACATGCGTCATGCGAAAATTTCAGGGGCCTGCGGCGTCTGCCAGGATCATCCGTTAGGCCAGTCATTAATCGTACAGGGACAACACCCATGCAGATTGAATTCGAATTTGATGAGGACGACGACAAACGCAATACCCTGCTGTCGCCGTCCTCAAGGCCCGCCGCTACGGACGCCTTTGTTCCTGTCGGAGAACTCGCTCAAGCCGTGGTTCTTAAACTAGCGAGCGAATTTCCCAAGATTAGGTGTGGACGACCCTCGGGGAGGGGGAGCAAGGATCGTCCACTTTGACGGGAGCACAGGGGAGGAGACTCACCGTCAATTCGATTTCATTTTCCCGCCAGCCAGAAGGCCGTCGCCGACCCCATAAACCAATACCACGCGTATGAAGCGCATTCACGCAGAGGATCTCCAAGCAGATAACTCACCGAAAACACTGCAGCTGCTGAAATAACCGAATAGAACATCGCCTTACCGACCGTGATCTTCATTCCGGCCACCGCCCTTCACTAGCGCCACAATCAGCGCTGTCATGGTCATCGAGTTCACGCCCGCTTTCACGAAACGCATCCCAGAGAAATGCAAACGTTGCGATTAAAACGGCGATGCCGATATAAGCCAGGATCTCCATGTCAAAATACCTCGTCTTTCATCGCCAGCATCATGGCCGTAACGGCACAAAGATCAGTCTTGCTGTAGCGCTTGGAACGATCAGAAAACCGGATGTCAAACCCGCCGCTTTCCAGCTTGCGTACTGGTGGAGCTTTGGTGCCGAAGAACTCAGCATAAGCCTGCTGGTAGTTCGCTATAGCAGCGTCTGGAGTGATTGCGCTGGTCATGCTGCGCTCCTTATGTCCGAAAGAGCAATAGCGGCCAACTCAGTCACGGCGCTGGAAAAGGAAATGTCTCGCGCTTGAGCAAAAGAATTGATCTCGTCAAAAAGCTCAGGGAGAAACTGCACAGCATGACGTTTCTTGCATCCCATAGAGAAACCGGCGGACCCTTGATAGCGGGTGGAAAATGGTCCTGCTGGACCTTTCGTCCGTACCGGGATGTTTGTCGATCTCACGCCCTTGGTAACGTAATTGATGGTATTTCTCTTGACGCCGAACTTAGCTGCAATCGCGTCGATGGGCGCGCCAGCAAGTTTCATGGCAATCGCTTCGTCTTTCCATGCGTCGTGCTTGCTCATGGGATAACCCTTAAAACCATGCTAGAAACAACGTGGATAGTGAGAACACAGACCAAACTTGACGCAAGACCATCAATGTTCCACAGCAGAACTCCTGCTCGGATGCCACTGAACGCCACACAAGAAATTCCTACCAAGTGAAATATTGCCAAAGCGCTCATTCTGCAGCCTCCACCACAAGACCGGCTGGTACGCCGATATCAGATCTAAACCTCACAACATCATCAACCGTTATCGGGAAATCAAAGCAGGTGATGAAGTCTCTGGCGCCGAAACAGATATGGGTTTCGTCACTCTTGCATAGTGGAGCGGACTTCAATGCATCCTTAGATGTCAAACAACCACGAAACATCTCAATCCCGACGAGAAACGGATGAGCATCGTAAACGCCAGCATCACATCTTCCGCAAGGCAGGTCTTTATGGTTGGCCATCGGTCAATCCTCCACCAGATCGCTTGCCGTCGCCCATCCCGTCTTGATAAAATATTCCGCATGGAACGAGTTGTTATCTTCTTCGCCCCACACAGTTACAGACGGGCCTTCAATATCGTCGGTCAAAGAAACGACCGAGTAGATGAGGTCGCTTGGCTTGCTCATATTCACGCCGTCAGAGACAAGCCTAGAGAGTACACGCGCTTCAATCGCGTCAATGTCGGCTGGTCGATCGCCATGCCACTGTATTGGGGGTTGATGGGTCATTACTCTGCCGCCTCCACGGTTGGAAGATCAATGAAGTCGCGAGCCTTGACCTTTCCCTTTGTCAGCCGCTCTATCGCCACGGCAACCTCAAGAGAAGGATTGGTCTTCTCATGCTTAATTCGGTTAACCTGGGACTGAGACACACCGATGAGAGCGCCAAATTCAGCGTCTGTCATATGCGAATTTTCGAGATACGATTTGAGCTTCATGACCCCAATATGCATAGCAAGCATATGCATGTCAAGCATCTTATCCATGACATGACCTTCATATTGAAAATAAATGGATGTAAAAGAATCACCATGCCGCCAGTGCCAAAACCAAAGCGAACTCGGACTAAGCACTTCTTTAAGGAGTGGCGGGAGTATCGCGGCTTGACGCAAGAACAGGCGATCGGACGGCTTGGGTGGTCCCAGTCAAAATTCAGCCGGATCGAAAATCAAAAGACGCCGTATAATCAAGACGACCTAGAAGCGGCGGCTGAGGCATACCAATGCACGCCGTCAGATATGATCGGCGTCAACCCATACAAGGCAGGTGATGTGATCGACCTGGTGCGGTTGCTCAACGACAAAAATAAGGAGCTTGCAATTCGCCTGCTGCGACAGTTGCAAGAAACCGGGTGATTTAGACTCTTCTTTTGAAGAGTATGTATTCACCATCGGAATCTTCTAATCTTATCCACGATTCCCCTGTCCGCTTTTCCAAGGCTCGTTTCAGCAGCTCAGATAATTCTGGAACGTCCAGTTTGTCGGATATTGCCGCGTCAGAATCCGATGTTGAGGCAAGTATCGCGATAGACATGTTTTGCAGCACGTTTCTCCGTGTTCTCATATCCCTCGCCCTCATTCGCCATGTTTTTATTAAACAATAATTCACCACGCTAGAATGATTGTAAAGACCTCAATTTGCGTCAAAATATCCATCGCATCCTTAGCTTGTCTCTAATCTCAAGGCATAGTTAATCTATAGACGGTGGGTGAGGTACTCACATCAATCCCGTCGTATTCCATAGACAGACGCTAACCAGCTCACGCATTATCGACCAGGCTGTGTCCAGCAAGCTCGCTGGGGAACTTAGGGGCCTGCGCTCCCGGTAGATTGGCGTTGCCGCCAGACCTCACCACTTACGTCGTTTATCCACCCTTGCGGGGCATTCAGGGCCGTCCTAGCCCGCGTGAACTGACTTATGCCTTACCCATGAAGGCTTGCCCGAGAGAGCTCGCGACAGAACCTGCACGTATGCCCAGATTTTTTGAGATCTGAAACTCGTTTCGGAGGTTTTGCTTGAATGACGAGAATGTTATGATATAACAAATCTGTCTATGGGGCGGCAAACTTCCGAAGGTCAAACCGCTTCCATCTCGGCCCGCGCAAAGCTTGTAACTTTGCGCGGGCCATTTTCGTTAGAGCCATTTCTAGGCCGCGATTCCCCCAAAGTCAAAATAAATATTCATCAGATGCATCTAGCTATTGACGCGGCAATGCATACCATGCATATTGATTTCTATCAGCAGCCGATCTGGTTTCCACGAAGAAGCCGCTGACCGGTCAAGCCTGAAGGAATGGAGGCCGTCATGTGAATCGCAGCGCACAGCGCGCACGGAGAGAAGAGTTCCGGGGATTACCCGACCGGGACAGCAGGTCGAAGGGTGCCAAAGGTTTTTGAGTGGGTTTTTGAGTGGTGTTCCTGGGTACGAACTGAAACTGCCCGCAACCATCAGCCGACGCCAAGCGCCACGCTGACCGAACCGAGAGGGAATGAAGATGACCAAGACAACCGCACTCACGACCACAACGCCAGCCGAACAGTTTCGCGCCGAAGCATCCGCACTGATG